TCATCAGAAATAAAAATGGCATTTGTTTTCTTTCAGGATCATATGGATCGTAATCATCATTCAATATTTCATATATATCAAGAATTACAATCAAACACCAAATAGCTTTCACAACAACAACAGTTGGGAACATTGATGCTATGATTTCAGTAATCATTCCTATGTATGAATTAAGATTTCTTCTAATCCATCTTAACGCGGGTATAATACCTTTTTTAAGAACCCAATTCAATAGTTTTCCCGCCGCCTTACTAATACCTTTAACAATCCATTTACCCCCTTGGTACACCGCATTTCCAACTTGTTTAATTCCTTCCCATGCTGTGGAACCTACTTTTTTAGCACCTTCCCAAGCACCTTTAGCTGCTGAACCAATTGCGGAACCAACCGCCTTAGCACCTTTATAAACCACAAAATCCTTGGAGAAAGGATTCCATGCTTGCTCAAGAATAACCTGATTAGCAATTAAATTAACCTCATCCCATAAATCATGATTTAAATTATTTTCAAAAATTAATTGACGGTTTTCTGTTAATAGTTTTATTGAACCCTTAAATTTGTCATTCCAATGTTCATTAATTTCTTGTTTTACCCCATTATTAACACCCCATTCTTCCATCAATGACATTAAAAATTTTTGAGGTACGGATAAATATTTGTTTAAAGTTATATTACCCTCAATTAACATTTTATCACATTTTTTTCTTGCCGTCTCCAATATATAAGGTAGTGAATCCAAATCATACTCCAATTTTTTTAATTCATCACCCTCGTTAACGTATATATTTTTGTTCGTAAAGAAAATTTTCTCATCAGGTGAAACACCCAAAAAATACGTTTCATCTATTTTTGATGATAATGTATTAATGTCTTGTTTTAAACTATCAAGATATTGTGATTTACTCCTACTCTCATGTAGATTTAAGATTCTATTTCTTTCTTCATTATTAATAGTGAATAAGTTATTTTGCATCAGATTATTTTTATTAATAAATATCTAAGTTTTAACTTAATGAAAAAAAAATAAAAAAAATTCCACATCAAATGATATGGAATCAAAAATTTATATTTTACGATTTTATTAAATTCTAAGTAGGTTTTGATTTATTTAATAAATTCTCAATACCTGATAAAGTATTTTTACCTAAAACACCATCAGACTTACCAACATTAATACCTTTAGATGTAATTAATTTTTGTAAATCTTCTATAGAACGATTAACAACTGATTTGTTATCAATTTTTTGTTCAGTGCCCTGTGTTGCTGTATTTTGAGCTACAGTTCCTTGTTGTGGAGTTGTGGTATTTTGAGTTACAGTTCCTTGTTGTGGAGTTGTGGTATTTTGTGGTTGAACTGTTGTACCTTTTTTTATCCTATCATACGCTTCATCATATGATATATTTTCTTCAGAACTTAATTTTTGGGCATCCTGAGCCATCTTTACAGCGTTATCATAATCACTTTGAGAATCAGAATCACTTCTTTGATACTCAGTTTGTCCCTGAACCGTCATCGGTTGTTGATAATTAGTACCCATTTTATCTGTAACTTTTTGTCCAGTAAGATTAGGTACTAATTGTAATCCCGTAGTTTTAATTGTACCCAAAGATCTATTACTTAGATTAACATTTTGATTTTCTGTTCCTGTTCATCCAACTTAAATTTCTTATATTGATTAAGTATATTTCTTTTTTCTTCCTCAGTTATTATAAATTTTCCCATTTTTTTAATTTTTTAATTATAATTTCTCTATTATGGAATATATTGAATTCACATCTTCTTGTGATAATTTATTACCTGTTGATTTAGATCCACTTTTATCCCTTACTTGTTTTAATTTATCAGGAGTTAAAACATTATATTGTACTCTAAAATTAGGTTCAGGTTGAACTGTATTTTGTTTTACTTCCGGTGATGAGTTACTATCTGTGGATTGAGAATTACCTGCCACTGAAGCTGGTGCTCCTTCACCTGATGTTGATTGATTATCACTAACTGGTGATGACACTGGTCCTGATGCCTCATCCCCAAAAGATTCTTCAGGTGTTGATTGATCCTGTGTACCTGCGGCAACTTTTCCATCAGGTCCACAATGGTAGTCACCCATGGTTCTATTGGTGATACTCATATTTCTACCGTTACCATACCAATAATGTCCACCACCTGTGAAAACAATTGATTTGTCCGTTAATAATGAAGGGACTACATTCATTGAATTAATAACACAAGGATATTGTAACCAAGCTTGTATGGATTCTTTAGTCTTATCAGGCAACCCCAATGATGTTTGAGATAGTAACATTTCGAAATATTGAAAAATATTTCCTTTTATACCCTGTAATATTTTAATTAATGAATCTGCCAGATTTTCAGGTGTTACTGTTGATACTGAAGATGATTGTGAAGGTTTATAACTGTCAAAACCACCAACTTCTATAATAATATTTTTCTTATGATTTTCATGTAAATTTAATATCCTCATCTTCTCAGATTCATCCAAATAATATAATCTATTTTTCATAAAGTTTTATTTATAAATATCTCGTTAACCATATAATGAAAAAAAATAAAAAAAATACACACCAAATGATGCGGAATCAAAAATAAACCCTATATTTGTATTGTTGATGAAGGGAACGATTAAGATACAATTATCAACGAGAAGGATGATGAAGGCAACGATTTAGATACAATCATCATTGACAGAATGGGGGAGGCAACGATTTAGATACAACCCCCTTCTTTATTTAACCAATACCAACTGTTCCCTACCAACCCTTAATCTGTTGGAATAACTTTCCCTAAAAACAGTTTTTATAATTAATTTCCAATAAACAGTTGATTGTTTTTCAGGCACAATAACACATGCCAATTCCCAATCATCAGATTTAATTACAAACGGAATCTCATCCTCTATTTCCCCCGATACAATATGTTCCGAAATATCTCTCTTAAATAAATTAATAAACTCAACCAACTCTCCATTTGTAATTGGTTTTTTATTGTAATCCTCTAAGTCCATTCTAGTTTCCCTCTCAGTCGAATGTGTTGTCTTAATAACATCGTAACTAAATATCACCTCAATCTGTGATGATATTTGAGCAATTTTTTTTTCTAATAGTAAACTTTCCTTTATTAATTGTCTTAAATCTCTCATGTATAAAATTTTATTATAAATATCTTTTACAATAATTTATTTGACTTCTTAATATTCTCAACCCCCCATAATGGTTGAAGATTCTTCAATGTCCAACATTTCATAAACTCATCATCCCCAATCTCAATAATGTTAAATGATGATATAGGTTTAATATGATCGACATGCCACTCACCATAATTATCCCAAGTCATACCATCAATGAATTTAGATTCTAAATGACTTATAAGTTCTTCAGGAGTATATTTTAAAACATCAAAATAATGTCCGTTCTTTTGAACATTGTTTTCTTTTAATACTTGATAGATTGCGGTTCTAAAGTTGGATATTAATTTATAAATCGGGTCTGTATGTCTTTTATGTTTTTGATATTCACGTTTGGTTTCTTTGATTTGTTCTTTATTTTGTTTACGATATTCTTCAATATATTTTTTCAGATAGTCTTTTTTATCTTTTGTCCACTCTCGATGGTATTCTGTTAATTTATTTTTATTCTTTTCTCTATATTTTTTTTCTGCGACTTTTTTCCCACCAATAAATCTACGACCACTAGATGTAAATGAAATTCCATTTTCCTTCAATGTTCTAAGAATTACTTGTTTACTGATACCCAAAATTTTAGAAATTGCTGGAGAACCTAATAAGTCCTCTTTATACAATTTAAGTATTTCATTAATTTCCTTTTCGTTAAGTTCTATTTTTTTCATATAAATAAATATACAACATAAAACCAAAAAATCAATTATTTACCCATAAATGAAAAAAAGAGGGACAAAAACTTGTCCCTCTCGTCAATATTAACTAAGATTGATTATCTCAATTCTTGTAAGTCGAATGTTCTAACACCATCAACAGTAATTCTCGCATAGAAGCGGTTGTTAACCATTTTTTTGGCGTATCTTGTCATGATACCTTTGATAGGTGTGAAGTTGAACGGGTTATACATTGTAGGTGTCAATTGAAGTGGAACATACGGAGCGTAGATGTAACCAGTATCAAGAAGTGATGTACCTTTATGTCCGATTAACACTTGGTTAGGTGGGAAGTAAGGGTCACGGTATACTTGGTATCTACCCGCTAATGTACCTACTCTTTCGATACCCATGTTGTATTGATCTTGCTCAGGAGAAGCGTTTGATACGTGGAAGTATTCCAAGTCATCAAAGATTGCAGAAACCTCAGAAGAAACAACGATCCAGTTAGCACCACCTCTAAGAGTTGATTTGTGGATTTGAGCAGAAAGTTGGTTGATAGCTGTGATAAGAGTTTGGTTCCAGTCTTTTTGAGTGTAAGCTACAGTACCAGTAGAGATTCTTCTCCATCCGTTGTAGTCCCATCTCAAGTTCCAAGCGGCACCTTTTCTCAAGTCACGAAGGATTTCTCTATCGATTTCAGCAGCAACTTGTTCAGACAATAATGCTGTTAATTCAGCTTCAGCGTCGATGTTATGGAAAGCAGCAACGTCCTGTGCTAATTCAGGTGACCATTGAGCTCTTAGTTTTCTTTCAGTTACAGAAACAGTTACTGATTCTAAGTCGAAAGAAACTTCACCAATTTTATCTTCGAATTCAAGTTCTTCGTATCTTTTGAAGAACGCTACGAAAGATGAACCTGAAAGTGCTTCAGTAATTGTAGTTCCTGTGTAACCATCTAATGAAGATGAACCACAATCAGCACAAGCTGGACAAGATAAGTCAACTTCAACTAAGATACAACCTTCAGGGTTACAAACGTCATTGAAAGAACCACCATTACCTGTTGAAGGGAAAGTAGTTTGGAAAGGTTTGTAGTTAGGGTTAACGATACCTCTACCATATTGTTGAGTAACAACTCTGAACAATAAAGGTAAGAAACTATTACCATCTGGTGTTGTAATTACATTACAAGGTGTATTATCAAATGATAAATCTGAAGTAGCAAAGATTTTAAGGTCAGATAAGAAAGTTTCAGTATCAACCTCATGTCCATCAGGACCGATAAGTTTACCATAAGAAGTTGGTTGGAAACCACAAAGTTTGATAATAAGTTTTCTAACTTGTGTACTCGCAGTAATTTCATAAGGAATCAATGAACCATTTGACCAAGTTTGAATTTCTGTAGAAGCTGTTACCGCTGACCACTGTCCTTTTGAATAGTCAAACAAACCTGGAGGATCTAATCCTGCTTCATTACCTTCATAGAATAAATCATAAAGATTTTTCTTGTATGCGTAAGGTCCATCATAACCTGTGTTAAAATCAGTACCTTGACCAGGATAATTACCAGGTGCTCCTACAGGTGCGTAGTGTTCTCCTGAATACTGTCCAGGTACTGGTGCTCCGAAAGTTGCCCCTGAAGTATAACCTTGGATTTTAGGTACGAAGTAGAACAATTTACCGATAGGTAAGTTCATTGCTTGTACAGAAACGATGTCGTTAGCCAACAATTTAGAGAATACTCTTCTTACGATAGGAAATACTACAGTTTCGAATGAACCTGAGCTAGCGTCAGAAGTGGCTTCGTTGATTAGGAATGATGCTTGGTTTTCATATAACTGTGCAACATTTTCTTTTAGATGACCTCTTAGACCATCAAGGAATCCCAATCTATCCCATTTGTTAATAGTATCTTCTTTGATAACTTTAAGGTGTTTTAAACCAATATTACCAACAAGACCTGATTCTAATAATGCTCCCATTTTGTATTTGTTTTTGTTTTTTTGTTTATTTATTTTAATTTTGACATAAGATCCTTCATTCTCATGAATTGAGGATTTTCGTAAGTTTTAGATTCAATCAAGTTAACTGCTGAACCTGTTGTAGGAACTTTTTCAATTTTTCTCTCGATTGATTCTGTGATTTGACTAGACTTATTTGAAGTAAGTTCGTCTTTAATACTTTTATACAAATTTTTAGACTCTTTAAGAGTTTCAACACCATCAAATCTTTGCAGAATATTAATTTTTTCTTGTTTTGAAGTTGAATGTTCAGTAAACAATCTAGTTGCGTACGCCAAATTAGAATTGAATATTGCCACTTCATTTAATTTATTTCTGAAAATGTTTAATGCTTTTCTGTACTCTTCATTTTTCTCTCTAAGGATTTCGAGTTCTTTTTGTTCTGTTGATTCGAAAGTAAGATTTCTGTTTGGAGTGATACCTTTTCTAAGTCCACGTCCTGATTTAGAACCCATTCCGTAAGTACGTGAAGCTTCAGTCGCCTCTGTTTTTTTCATCACGGGTTTAATTTGTTTTGGTGTACTTTCCTTAGTTTCTTTTTTCTTCATAGTTTTGTAATCACCACCAAATTCACCATCATATTCGAACTTTACTTTTTTGCCAGAATGTTTTGGCATTTTTGAACCTTCAGATTGTTTTTTTGTTGGATAGTCAGTAGTTTTGCCATATTTGAAAGTTGGTTTCCCCATACCTTCTCCTTTAGCTTTGAAGGATTTTTTTGCTTCAGTAACAAAATCATCTTCATCTACTTCTTCTTCTTCATCCATAACAATTTCGTAAATAGTTTCTTCCATGTCTTCTTCATCG